CGCTAATGATAAGCGATGAGGCAAGTGGGTTGGCCAAAACAGCGGCCCCGTCCCAAAAGATGTCAAAGTTTTCATTTTGAGAGTTATCCCGAGCAAGCGGCATCACTGTGGTTGGGGTCAATTCCTCAATCCAATTCAGACGCTTGTTCATGATCAGAATGTTCGTACCCGTTCCACCAGTTGACCCGGTGAGGTAGGTAGTTGCACCACCAGATCCACCAGTGATTGTCTTAGCGAAGGTATCTGGCATGTTGGTATCAGGAATGATTGGAATTCCATCATAGGTGCGAACCCGGAACCCAGCAGCCACCTCAACAGTATCGTTGAACACTTGTCTGCCTGTCAGAGCCTTATTGATGGCGCGCAAACCGCCATAAGAGGAAACAATAACCAAATCACTTCGGTTAGCGGAACCCTTTACTTTATCAATAGCCTCATCAAGTTGGGCAAGCACAAGGATCGCAGGGATGACAGCCCCATCGTTGTTATCCACAACTTGCGTTCCCGTGCTGGTAGCAGAAGCACCATAGGTGTTGCAAGCTGTCATGAAGCCTCGAACAGAGTCAGTATCAGTTGCCAATGGGTCGAGAGCGGTAGGCTCTCCGAGAAGTAATCCAGCATCAAGACTATCGTTGAAGTCTTCAAGCTTTTGCATCATTTCTTCTGCAAGAACGTCCACATAAGCACGGCCAGTAGCCTGAATCTTACGAGTCACCTGGGCACGCCCAACAATCGTCTTGTAAGTGAAAGTAGCGCGATCGTATGTCCCGGCACCATCAGTCGGTGTATCAGTATCGGCAAGCCAGTTATTATTGCTACCAGCCGTTCTGCGGTTTACGAGAGCAGATTGGCCTTGCCCTGGACGAACATCCATGACACCCAAAATCCCGTAAGATCGCAGTGAAAGCTGCTGAATAATTCTGTTTGTAAGGTTCTGAACCAGCTTTGCTCCAGCATTTGACGAGGTAACAGCGCGTTGAAACGCCTCTCGTCGTGCCGGGTCAAGACCAGCCCACATATCGTTTTGATAATTAGCCATTTTGGTATGCCCTCCGGCTTAGTTGAAGTCTGGGTTAGAAATGACGCCATCAACAGATGCAGCCATATATACGGCGCGAAGCGCCTCTTTGAGATCATCACGGCTCGGACGTGCATCCTTTCCGTGAATTCGCTTGTTGTAATATACAACACCCTCAAAATCGCGTGCTACGGCTGAAAGAGCAGAGGCACCAGCCTGTCGCTCGTCAACTGATTGAAGCAACGAAGCATCAGGGTGTGTATCAGCGGTCCGTATCTCCTGAGAGAAGCGTACTGCCCTGCGTAGAGGCTTTGCGGCCATCCGTGCAACCTTATGCTCCATGTCAGCAAGGCGAGCCCGAAGGTCAACCTTTTCAGGATCTTCAGCAGGCTCAGGGGCTACTTCAGCATCAGCCGCGCGCTTAGCCATAAGTTCCGTAAGTGTTTCCATGCTTCGGGCGATAGCATCAATGCGATCATCCTTTGGCGCTTCAACAACTACCGGCTCTACAACTGGTTCAGGCTCAGGCTCTTGGGTTCGTGCCTGCATTTGGCCAACAATAGCCTCAACAGATCGGGTCAATGCATCCACCTTCTCATTGAGAGCAGACACCGCTGCCTCATCAGGCGAGATAGATGCGCTTTCGGCGCGTTCGACATCGGTGCTCATCAGCGAGTCTCCTATGGAAAGGGTTTTAATACCCTGGGTATTGTCAACATCAGTATTGATGTCTTCAAAGTCTGGTTCGATGGTTTCAGCGGGGTCAACCTTAGACAGTTCATCGCCGCCTTCAACTGATACTGTTTCCATCAATGTTTCGCCTTCTGGGTGAGTGTTCTCACTATACAAGGCTTCCTGATATTTTTCTGCACTTTGGCATGGCATAAAAGTGCCACCAGATGTTTCGTGTGAAAACAGCCCACATCCAAGCGCCTCACCCCTAATCTTTGCAGATTGCTCATCCTTAAACTCATCACCACCAAGGGGAGAGACTGGGGCATCATCTTGCTCGCCAGGGCGCTCATCAGAGCCTGGGGGGTCTTCAAAAACGGGCTCAGCCCTTTCTGATCTGAAGGCTGGGGGATCTCTATCTGCCTTTTTGTAATAGCGAATAAGGTGATCATATGCCTTACGGCGCTCATCATCACCAATATTAACACCGCCACGCGCCCCATTCACTGCACCCATGGCAGCAACCACGCCATCCCAAATCGCCATTAAGTCATCATCAACCATTCTTGCGATTGGCAACTTGTACGCGCCTTTATTGTCCTCTGGCTTGTCGGAGTCATAGTAGATGTGGGCGTCCCTATACCGCTTCCAGTTGTCACCGCTATCCCCAAGGATTTCGTCACGGGCAGTAGTGTCCCAATTCCATTCCCGATCGTAGTCGATAGCGAGATTTTTGAATGGAACGATGGATCTGGTGGACTTCTTTTCGCCATCAAGGCCAGCATCTTTAGCGCGTACATCTTTTGCCCTATACGCTGAAACGGCATCCATCGCCTTGCCTCTCATCCCCTCAAGGAATGAGTCTGGATTGCTTGGTTTCCTTGTCACGGCAAGATGGTCAAGATCAACGTGTTCAATAATGATTCGTTCAATCTTGTCGTCATCCTCATCATAAATAACCCGCATATCAGTGAACCAGCCACCAATAGACCAACCAATCACATCACCACGCGACAATCGGTTTACAAGCATTTTCCCTTTTTCAGTATCTGTGTAAACAACCGAAGTTACCTTTACAATATACTGAGGCTCCCCGACTTCACGCATTCCAGGGGCTGGGTTTACTACTTCTCTTTGCTCAATGTCGGCATCAACTGTTCGACCGATCATCTGATCCCATTCGTCATCCCTGTGGCTTGGGACATGGGATACGCCAACTTTAAATTGGGCCACCATTCGCTGAAGTGCTTGCAATGACATTTCTGTGCCATGCCAATCAACAGATGTGCTGCTTGCTACACCAACAATAAGCTGCTCATTCTCAGCAATTGAGTATTCTTTTTCTTCAGCCCTTTCAGATGTAGAATCATCCTTAATTTCAGGCTGAGTGGAAACTTTACGCACCGTAAGGTCACGGCCAATATCAAGCTGCACCGGGATACGGCATCGCACCTGACACGTCATGCGTCCATTCTCTCGGACTGGCGTGCCGACTACTTCTGCATCATTCAGAATTTCTGTGATTTCAGACATTGACGAACCCTGTAAAGGTAGCAGCAAAGATATGCGCCTCTTTTGGGCGTCAACGTGATGCTATCAGATTTATACATTAGCAACAAGTTTGTTTTTTTGCGACATTTTATTTTATTGGTTTACTCAACCAGTGCTGAATCATCATCTATTACATCTTCGGTATCGTTAGGGGCATCGTCTGATTCGTCTTGTTCAGCGTCCTCATCAAGCCTTTCATCAATATTGTCACCATCATCAGAAGTGTTTGAACCACTAAGGGCATCAAGAAATTCTGATAAATCTTCAACAGGTACAGGCCCATAGCCAGGGGTATCGGTGCGCGGGACATCTCCACCAACAATTGGCATCATTCCCAACTCTGACCGAACCTCATTGATAGTCAACACACCCCGCCGCATATAAACATCATGCCTATTTGCCACTTTCAATTGCTCATCAGGCGAATGGGTCTTCGATCTATCGAAAACAAACTTAATCTTTCCCTGATATTCTTTATCAATAAGTCTGGGAATAATCTCTGAGTTAAATTTTGCCTGAATCAACTCAAGGATGGGCGTGATTAAGTGTGAAGACGCCACATCCATTTGAACCATTGCTGTTGCTCTTGGCATTTGATCAGTAGAACCCATCTCTACTGGCATCACGCCAAACACACGCCAAATCATTCGACGCATTGCCTCAACAACATCCAACATCATCAATTCTTTGGGAGTTTTGCGCAATTCAACCCATTTTGCATCGATTGAGCCTGGGTTTGGGCTGGAAATCACCCGGATTTTATGGTCTTTCCCCTTCATTGTCTGCAAATCAGCTTTTGCGCGATCAGCAGTCATACCACCGAGACCACCCAAAATCAGCGACCCAGGCGGTATTTCATCAGCATCAAGGGTCATCATGGCCATTTCTGACGACAAAAGCAGGGTAATTGCCTCATTTATGATGGTTTCCATAATTGGAACCCCAATAGGCGACCTTGAATTAGCAAATAATCTAAAAAACGTAAGCTGGTTTACCGTAAACTCAATATCAGATTTAGACTCATCAATGGGGCCACTTATAGCGAAACTTGAGCCAAGCAGTATTTCCTGCTCCTGTCTGTATCCTACGATATATCCACGCTCATCAATGAACGGAAAGAATTCAGAGCCAAGCCACGGGACGATCTCTTTGATCTCATAGTCTTCATCAACATTGGCATCCATCCCCCCAACCAATTCCAGTACGCCAGAGTCATACAGAAGCAAATCTGTAACCATCTGGGTCATCATTTCCTGCCATGTCTGCCTGTTGTCGTTTGGGACATCCAGAAACTTTTTCAATTCCTCTGCTACTTCAGCTTGCTTCCCGTATTCATCACTGGACGGGTCGGCGCTTGGCTCAATATTCCAATCCCACGTTGATACACGCCGCACAATCGCGTCAACCGCAGCCCTAATATCTGGGGTTTTAATATATAAAGTATAATTTTGCTCTGGGGTAAGCGCGCGCGTACTTTGATAGTTTTGAGATGTAGCGTTTGTGCTTTTTACTGTTCTATTTAGAGCCTGAACCCGGCCATACGGATTTGCGGCACGCTTTCGCGCGGCATTATCGTAAAAACCCTCTGGGTCATAAACGGTCTCCTTTCTTAATTTAATAGATGTGGATGTAGGCCCAACAACTCTCATTGGTTTTTTTTGCATCAAATATTCCTTCGGTCATACGTGATGACATCAAATGAGATCCCATCATCATTCCCTGACGACCTAACAAACCCTTGTCCTTCTATATCAAGCGCAACTATCTCCGCATCATCCCCAGTTAGCACTATTTTAGAGTCTGAATCCAAAATTACGCAATCATATCCAGATCCTGAAATCCCGCTACGGAGTGACGAAACACTAATTTGGCCCAAAATCGCAGACATGACGCCCCTTAGATTATCACGTTTAACATATCATTATTATTTCAATGTCACGATGTCGTAAGTGCCTCCACCCTTCAGCAAGTCACCAGCAATCCGGTCATATGCATCAGCAAACCGATAGTGATCCGGCTTACTACCTTCTTCCCATATATATCTTGTGCCGGCCTCATTCAAAATACGGATACATCGCTTTGGTTGGCTCAATTTTACCCATCAGAAAGAGTTAGCGGCGAGGCGTATGGTGGAAAATACCACTGGAATGACAGGATTTGCTCAATAGATAGGACGCAATTGC